CAATTCTGCATTTCATTAAGATTGTCAGTGAACGAACAGCAAGGCTCTAATAAAATAGCTTGCTTGCCATCTAGGTTGTTAGCAATAAAAGGATGCGGGAAGATATTCATATCAGCATTCTTATATGAATAATCAATTTCTATTTCTTCCATTTCTGGAGATTCTTGCCAAGCTAACCAAGCAGCTAAGTCTCCTCCAAGCCAAGGGGGAGTAGGCATATTCTTAGGAACAGTTCTGTACTTCTTGATAACTCCTCCGCCAATATCTTCAATACGATGAGGACGAACATCAGTCGGACCATTATAAGCCCAAGGTGGAACGTTAGCAGAATAGACTCCGTTTATTTCATTTGTTGATTCATCAATTATTGCAAAAGTCCAATTAGCAACATCACCATCACCAATATTATAAGGAGGCGAAGCGTTCATATATCTCTGAGTTGCTGTACCAGTGATGCTTGACGAACCACTCGCACCACCACCACCAGATGAAGCATGATTAACACTAACGCCAGCATAAGCGGCTGTAGGAATAGCGGCATTATAGTTTCCATCTCTACCCCATTGATGGAATGCTCCCCAAGCTTTACCAGTTCCGTTAGATATTACAGCACTGCCGCCATTCCTAGGATAGAATCCATACTGACCTCCTGGAAGAGTTCCTTGTATACCATTAAATCCTCCACCTGTTCCTGTGGAAATTGATAAGTTTATACTACCGCTTGAAGTATCAAGTTCAGTTTGTCCAATTGATCCAGCAGCAGCTCCAGCATTAAGTTTATTCTGAACAGCAACACTGAGTTTTGCTTCAGTAACATTTGCGTTGAGTATTTTACTTGTTATAACGGAGTTAGTTCCTAACTTGTCAGACGTAACAGCACCGTTATTTATTTTTGCAGTGGTAACAGCAGAAGCATTTATTTTCGCGCTCTCTACGGCACTGTTAGCAATCTGAGCAGTATCTACAGCACTGTCAGCAATCTTAGCGTTAGTCACTGCATCTGTAGCAAGCTCGTTAGTATCTATGCCTTGAGCTTTAACTCTTAAAATGTCAGAGTTTATCTCTATAGTTGAGTCATCAACTCGAACAAACAAAGCAGCTCCATTTCCTCCTCCTAGTCCGTCTCCTGCTACACTTGTTGCAATTTTAGAAGGAGTTATAGCATTGTTTTCAATATCATCAGTTTCAACAGTCTTTCTATTTACTAATGCGAAACGTGTTCCGTCATAAACGAAAATAGAAACTCCTGTTATATCACCAGACTGTAGAGCAACGTTAGCTCCATACTGTCTAGTGCAGCTACGATTTCCTAGACCATTAAGATTTATCTGAGGAGTAGTAGTAGTGTTAGGAACATCAGCGTTAAATATAACCACTAATCCTTCAGTGTAGGCATCAACGCCAACTAGATCATTAAAAGGAACTATATTCTTTGTGTTAGCAACTTCAGTTCCGTCAATCTCATAGAATACACCTGATGTTCCGTAGCGAGCTACCGCTTTAACTACTTGCTGGAGATCAAGTGCAGAAAGACTCTGACCAACAGATGTGATCAGGTTTTGTAATTCACTAGGAACTTCGTTCCATTCCTCAGGAGGAAGTTCGCTCCCATTTATTTTATCGTTTAAATCTTGCATTACTAATTTTCTCCGTTAGTTCGTCTGCTGCAACACAAGTTGACAGTTAGCTGGCTTCACTTTTTTAAGAGCGCATATCATATCTCCAAATGCAGCAGAGCCAAAAAATATTGGAAAGGTCAAAGTGAAGACAGGATTTCCAGAATCAGTATCCTCGAATAAAACAACGATTGAAAACTTAGCAATATCGTCATTTGGAATTTCTGGGATTACATAGTTATAAGGAGGTCTGATTGCATCATAACCGCTTATGATTTCAACATCTGGATAACCTAACAGAGTTGCTAGCCTCTGCATATCATCTATTGTCTGACAGTTCATAAAAGAAAGCTTAGCTAACGCTTGAGTTCTTCTTTCATTTACTGAGTCTGTATTTTCAAAACAGTCATCAGGTATACCTAACATTCTCTCCCATTCTGGAAGAAGATACTGAGCGCAATCAGGTCCGAATTCTGTGACAAGAGTGTTCAAAGTAGAATCAAATTTCCTAAGCTGACCTCCAAGACCTATTAGAAAATTTCTTAATTTAGATCCGCTTTTATTTTTAGCAACAAAAGTACAATCGTTAGGGAGATACGCGCCTAACGATTCTGCTTGCTGCTCATCGGTTCTATCACCGAAAACTCTATATTCTCTTTCGCTCATTATGGATAGTCCACTGTTCCTAGTATGCCAATTTCATCATTATTAATTATTATGTCTCCAGAAGGAGCATTCAGTTCAAAACTTTCTATCGGATCTCCAGTTGTAGTATCTACCGTATTGAATATTGCTGTTCTATAGGCATCCTCGTTTATGTTTTCTCCAACTTCAGTTCGTGTCTTAAAGAACTCCTCAAGCTGACCTATTATAGAATCACGCATTGTAGGAGTGTTAGGCACAAGACTTGCAAAGCCAAAGTTTATAGCTACTCCGACAGGAGCTTCAACAATAACAGAACTATCAGGCGTGTTAGCTGGCTTTATCTCTAACAATGAATTCTTAGCATCAGAAACAGCCTGAGCGTTAGGTATCGGACTAGAATCATTGTCGCGCATGAAGTAAACAGTAACATCTCCAATATTAGGAGTTACTTCAAAAACAAACACTCTAGTTATGCCTTGAGTTTCAAACAACTTGTTCTCAATCGCACCAACATTGAAATTTGAAACAGGATTTCTAACGCGGCGCAATAGTCTTGCGCGAAAATCTTCAAGCGCTTCTCTATCTGCTCCGCCAGCGAAGCCATCAGCAGAAACAGAAGCTTCTGGATTTATACCACTAACGTTTGGACTAATTGTCAATGGAGCTAGTGGATCAAGATTAGTGTCCGCGCCAAAGTCTACCGCAGTAACTGAGCCGCGAGCTGAGAAGCTAGAAACAACTATAGTTCCAGTGGCGGCTTCAGCAGTAACAGTTGACAACTGATAAGTGAATTCAGTAGGACTAATAACATTAATCTCAGCATTAATTACGTTATACAAGTCACCTTGAGTAACTGGATCAGCTCCAGATATAGTAGGAGAAATTCTACTTGATAGGTTATGCTCTCCATCACAAACAACAGTAGCAATAGTCCCGTTAGGTGTTATTGACAAAACGTTTACTTGTTGCAATGCAATAGTTATATCAGAGTCAACTGAGAAGCTTATACCGTCAGAAGAAACTAAAGTATCACCTGAGGACAGAACCTCACCATCATTGCCTCCGATTATAATATCACCAGATCCTTGAGAAGGATCAAGACGGAATATACTGTACCAGCTTGCTTGACGTGTTAGAAATTCTTCAGTTGATGTATCGTAAAACGCTTCATCTACGGCGCGATTTGTATTTTGATAATTATCAAAAAGACGATTAGCAAAGCCTGATATAAGCGCACCAATCCAACTGTTAGGCAGAAACGGATTTGCAGAAACAAGCGAACGCTGAACGTCAACTTTGCAATCTTCTTCAACCTGACTTGGAGTTTCTGGAGTAGGTAGTGGCATTATTCTGTGACCCCTGAGTTTTCAAACAGAACAAAATATCTGTTATCAGTTTTACTTAATGATCGCTGTATTGAAATTTCAGCAAGCATACTAAGTTCATCTGTTATACTAACACTTACATTATAGCTTAATGCAGCATCAAAGTCTAACAGCCATTCTAAGCCATTTTCTATCTCAGACTTAACGCCATTGATAGTTGAGCGACTTAGCTCGGATTGTTCAAAAAGCCATACTTTAGAACCATCCTCGTAATCTCGATTTAGATTTCCTATCCATCCTCTACGCTTTTGAGGTATAGGAACTTCGTTAGGCAAAGCTCTACGTTCGCCATAAATAGAACGCAACAAAGAAGTATCAAGAAAATCGTTAGTTAAAAAATCACCATCGTCATCAATAACTAAATCGAATATTCCATCATCGTCTTTCTGCAAAACAATATCGTTAGATTCTAAAACACTCATTTTAATTCGGAGTTCCTGTTGGAGTTGGTGATCCTGGACCTGGATTATAATTATGAGTATGAGCATCATAATCTGCCTTAAATTGATCAAGGTCAGTTCCAGCCTTAGTTATAACGTTACCATCTTTATCTATAGTACATCCGTTAATAACTGCGCTTCCATTTCCAGTATTAATTTCAATTTCTTTATCGTTTCCAGTCTTGACTAATATCTTGCCTCCATTCTGAAAATAAACTTGCGCCTTAGTATCTGGATGATACATAACTACTTCGCCAGTTTTGACTTGAATTCTTTTCTCTGCTGAACCAGCTAGTGCAACTTTGTTAGATGGCTGACCGTCAATATGCCAAACTGTAAGAAGCGTTTCAGTTGGAACGTTAGCATGAAAACCATAAGGAAAAATAAGCTCAGCGTCACCTGACCTTCCTTTATAGCTAATTTGCTGAACAGGACGCCTAGTATCATCGTTATATTCAACTGTAGTAACAGCTCTTGTGTTATAACAATTATTCATCGTCAAATATACTAACCTTGGTTTTGCTTTTCTTCTGACGTTGTGGCTCA